TTTGAAGATTATTGTAAGAAATGGATAAATGAACTTTTAAATAAAAATAGTATAATAACTAGGTTAAGTACAAAGATAGATAAGGTAATTTCTAGTACAAAGAAAGGTCCAAACGGTCCAGCCTTAGTATATAGTCATTACGATCTAATAGCATTAAATAATGATCCTAAATTATTAAACAATTTATACAAATTAAATGAACTATGTTCAAATAGTTGGATAAATAGAATGATGATTAAGAATTATAAACCTAATACTATTACTGGTTCCAATTTTACACACTCCCGCATTAACTATGTTAGTGAGGGTGGAGGTAAAACCAGAATCTTTGCAATCGGAGATTATTGGTCACAAATGTCGTTAAAAGGAATACATAATGTTCTTATGGAATTATTATTCAATTTATCAACAGATGCGACTAAAGATCAACAGGGTGGTTTTAAAAGAGTACTACGAGAATCATACAACAAAGAAACTTATTGTTTTGATTTATCGGGTGCATCAGATAGAATACCCCTTATATTTCAGAAAATATTGCTTACGCAAATATTTAATAAAGATATAAGTGATTGTTGGTCTTCAGTAATCGCTGATAGGAAGTTCCAAACTCCAGATGGTAATTACATTTCATGGATGGTAGGTCAACCTTTAGGTTTACTATCATCATGGCCTGCATTTGCAATCTGGCATCATGTCTTCGTACAATATTGCGCCTTCAGGTGTGGTATACGTACCTTCCGAGAATATCAAATACTTGGTGATGATGTGGTAATTTGGAATAAACGAGTTGGTGTCATTTACTTAAACTTAATGAATGAGATAGGAATCCCAATCAATTTTAATAAGTCGGTAATATCATGCAACGGCTACACACAAATAGAATTCGCTAAGCGTATTGCTATTAATGGAGTCGAAATATCAGGAATCAAACATAATATAATTTCGAAGAATGAATTAACATTTGTTAATCCGCTTTTAGAAAATATGTATGAGAGAAACTTGTTATTGCATACACCCGGTCAATTCGGAATCAATTATTTCAAGTCATCAAGAAGAAATAATTTGCTTCGTAAAATTATTGACACAAGAATAAGGTTATTGCGCACGGAATGTGCTGACAATTCGTCACATGTTCAAGCGTATCTTACTTACCTAATAAAAGGAATTCGTAAAGAATTAATTTTACAGAAGGTAGCTAAATTAGACAAAATACTAATGGATAATAAATCATTAGATATTTTATTTAGTAAAGCCCGTTGTCAAGTTGACCAAACTCAACTTGGGAATTCAGGTCATTATGACCCTGAATCATTACATCCTCTTGTATGGGCATTAAATGCACAAGGTGAAGAGCTAGCAATAGCTTTAAGCCACATATGGGATGATGAATCCGAAAATGTATTTCCTATCGAATACTTGCCAATTGTTGGTAATGAATCATACTTCCGTAATCGTAAGATTAAAGAAAGTCAATGGTTTACATCAACTTT